TAGGTGCATCTTCCGCCAAGGAAATTGCCCGTATTTGTGATATAATGTCTGAGGACATAGATGTCATCGATCTGGAAATTCTTTCTACCGAGGGTAACTAACCATGAGCAAACTCGACTTCATTTTTGACGATAGGATTGATGCCCTTATGGATGACATTCCAGAGGACATGTGGTATAATAAACATGGGCAACAATTTCCCGACGATGATAACACCGTCGATGAAACTGTGCCCTCATTTGTTAAACTTGAATGTCTCTCTGTATGGTGATCGAACCAATGCACAAATACGACTCTGAGTTATACAAACAGATCGTGCTTTATTATCAACAAAGCGTCGCGCTAAAAAATGACACAAACTGGACAAGTCAAAGTAGAACTAACTCATCAGCAGTTAAGTATGCTGAGAGCACTGATTATTCAGTATAGACATATCTGGTCAAGTAAGGGTAAGTTGCCATCACATATCGCAGACTTATTAGACTCCACTGATTATCAACTTGTTAACTCATGTTCACCATCGGACAGTCAGTCAACTACGACGGATTAGCAGGGGTAATTAAGTTTATCTCTGATGAGTATGTGTCAGTCTGCATCAGAAAGTACGAGTCAGATAGTATGCGCGGAGAGACAAGTGTGTGCCTCTGTGTGTATCCTGAACGGTGGCAGGATATCATCATCCTAGGCAATAAGTAGACCCCTCTGAGTGTCTCTGAAGCGTCTCTGAGTGTGCTTCTGAGTGTATACACGGAGAATTAAAAAATACCTAAAAAAACATATATTTGTGTTTTATAGAAAGTGTTAATTAGTTCGATAAATGTGCTCTGGTGATGTCAGCTAAGCGAGTGTACTATGGACCTCGCAGTTTGTCAAGTATCAGGGCACATATATCCACAAAGGTACACAAATCATTCTGAGACACACTGATAACCACTGAGACACATTGCAGGTCTGCCAGTATCATGGTATAATATGCAGGTAGGCAACAGCAACCCACTCCAATCACCTGGCAGTATGTAACACAAACCCACTGACAATCTGAGGCACTCTGAGTATCACTGAGCGGGAGCAACATTGTGGTCACTGAGTATCATTGAACATCGACAGTTGTTCGGTGTTTTGTGTTGTTATTGTGCGGTTTAAATGCGATGGGTCCTTCTAACCTACAACGAACCAAATTCGAGATCGATATATCAAGCAAATAAAAAAAATTTTTGATATATAAAAATGACTCACAGGTTCGCGTAATGGAAAAAAAATCTCACAGAATTCTAACCGCCATAAGGTTCGACCCCGTTTCTGATGAGTATGTCGTGAGTCTGCCCGAATCTTTCTGTAATGAATTAGATTGGTATGAGGGCACAGAGATCACAATGAATCTCGATGTAGATGGTATCTTCCTAGAAGAGGAGTATGATGAAGACTGAGACAATCTTTCATGTATATGAAGGAGATGAATGCATCTTTGCGAACCTAACCCCAGACGAATTAAAAAAGAAAATCATCAATAGTGAAATCGACCTGACAGATCACGAAGTTGAGATGATACAGGGACCTGTTGATACTGATGCGTCCTATTGACGCGGACTATATAAACTGTTAGAATGATGAAGCGTAATTAATCATTATGGCTAAAGGATTTACTGTAAAAGCAAAAGCGCCCCAGAAGCAAGACAAAGAACCTGAATGGGATTATGATGCTGCCCGCGAGATGCTGAGGGGGAAAGCAATTGTCTTCTGTCTTCCTGGTCGGGGTTGCTCATATCAATTCATGAAGTCGTTCCTTCAACTGAGTTTCGACTTGGTTCAGATGGGCGCAAGTATTCAGATCTCTCAAGACTATAGCAGCATGGTGAACTTCGCCCGCTGTAAGTGCTTGGGTGCTAATGTACTTCGTGGACCTGACCAGATTCCCTGGGACGGCAAACTGAAGTATGACTACCAACTGTGGATCGACTCGGATATTGTTTTCAATACTGAGAAGTTCCTGCAACTCGTTCTGATGGATCAGGACATTGCTGCTGGTTGGTACATGACTGAAGATGGTCGTACTACCTCTGTTGCTCACTGGTTGGATGAAGGCGACTTCCGTAATAACGGCGGCGTCATGAACCACGAGACTGGTGAAACGATGCAGAAGCGTAAGAAACCCTTCACCGTAGACTACACTGGTTTCGGATGGGTGCTCATCAAGCATGGCGTCTTTGAGCACAAGGAGATGAAGTATCCTTGGTTTGCTCCGAAGATGCAAGTCTTTGAGTCTGGCGATGTTCAGGACATGTGTGGAGAGGATGTGAGTTTCTGTCTCGACGCGATCGAAGCAGGATTTGAGATCTGGTGTGATCCCCGTATCAGGGTTGGTCACGAGAAGACTCGGGTTATCTGATACGATGACAGTCTACACAATCTATGTCGATGGTGCTGAGAGGCACACCGATGTAAGTGAAGACGAGTTCTTTGATATAATGGATGAGTACGCGCAGTCCTTCTATGAGACTGGCGTTCCTCATCCAGATAACATTTCACATATAATGAAGGAGACTAATGGCTAAGGTCAAAAAATCGTTGCTCGGGACCACATTTATCGAGGCGACCCCCAAAAAAACTCGGCAGGGATCTGGACAGCATACTAAGTATGCAGCAACATCCCGTAACGCTGCTCGGAAACGGTATCGTGGACAAGGTAAAAAATGAGTCAGTTAATCATCAATCTTCCTTCTCAAAAGGTTTGGGTTCGTAAGGAATACCTTAGAGATCTTAAAGATGGGTTTGGTGAGTTTGTAGAGGGCGTCTGGGTATCGTGCAAATCGATACCTGGGCGTGCTTTTTATTTTGAGACATACTTACCTGAGTATGGAGCAATGTTTGACAAACTTCCGATCTCTGCATTTTTGTCGCGCCCCGAAACGCCGACGCCCGATCTGGACCTCCCTAACCTCCAGTTCTGGAACTGCATGGACTATGGCGTTAGATGCCTCCAGAAGCAGTTTATCGGGTCAATGGACTTCGAGGTACGCACACGCAATTTCGGATCCCTCAAGGGCGAATACTGCTTCACTCTGGACAATTATCATCCTGATCCAGACACTACAGATTACAATGTGAGCGAAGTGCCTGATGAGCATAAGTCACATAACTGTATTGAATTGGAAAACGGTCAATTCTGTTTGTATCCTAATAACAGGACACGCATCTATGATCTGTCAATTACACCAGAAAATCCAAAGACACCTGACTTTAAGGTAAGTACACACTATTTCCAAGTAGAGAACGGTGTACGATGGGGAAGACTAGGTGATACTGATGAATATTTTTGGGAAACTGAAGAAGAGAAGTCACAATAAATAAATTTTAGGGATAGCAACCCCTCTAAAAGTTCTATCTTAGGACTTTCGGAGGACTAAAATGTCTAATCATCCAGTTCCTGATCATGATAGAGAGTATATGCGAGAAACACACGGTACGGAATATCTAATTACAGACCCAAAATCGGACAAATTGCTCCGAGAAGTGGTCGGTGATCACAAACATGATCTCAAAAGGCAGACTTTACTGCACGAACAGATCAGAAATGACGAAGATTATGATGATTGGGACTACGGCACTGAGCCTAGTTACGGTAAGCCCCTATAAATAATCTCGATATATAGTGTCATTTCATGCCTGAAACTAACTCACGGGCGTTTCAGGACATTAACTTGTCCTTCAAAGCACATCCTGTTACTGGAGATATTCAAGTTCTCAAAAATGAGAACGCGATTAAGCGTGCTGTAAGGAATTTGATTCAAACAATTGGAGGAGAGAGACCATTTCAGGAGTCTCTTGGCACTGATGTAACAAGTTCGCTGTTCGATTTCGTTGATTTTGGTACGGCGAACTTAATTTCTCAACAAATTTTTGATGTTTTGAGGAATTTTGAAGGTAGGATAGCAAATACTAAGGTTGTAGTCAACCCACAACCCGATGATAATGCGTTTGATATCTTAATTACCTATGATATTGTTGGTGATGATTTCCCTCAACAGACATTTGAGTTTGTTTTAGAACCAACTAGGTAAAAAAATGCCATCTTTCAAGTATACAAACCTAAATTTTGATCAAATTAAGAGTTCGATCAAGGATTATTTGAGGTCTAACTCGGAATTTTCCGATTTTGACTTTGAAGGATCGAATATGTCGATCTTAATTGATGTTTTAGCGTACAATACTTACCTGACGGCATTCAATAGCAACATGGTTGCTAACGAATCCTTCCTAGATTCTGCAACTTTAAGAGAAAATGTCGTTTCTCTTGCAAGAAATATCGGATATGTCCCCAGATCGCGTAAAGCAGCACAAGCGATCGTTGATTTTCCGTTCAAATTCAATGGTAACAGCACAACTGTCACTCTGAAGAAGGGTTTGGTGGCAGTTGGTGGCGTAGAAAATACTTCTTATGTCTTTTCCATCCCAGAAGACATCACTGTAACGAGTCCAATTGACGCTGGAGGAGTTGCTGGAGCAAATCCGCCGCGCACAGCAACTTTTTCTGGCATCACTCTCTACCAAGGAACACTTTTAACCAAATCTTGGGTCGTAAATGGTAGTACAGACCAAAGATTTTTGATCGAAAACTCAAATGTTGACATTGATACTCTTAGAGTCACTGTTAGAAAGTCTGGAGCATCTGCTGGTTTAACATTTGCCAAGGTTGATAACATTATTGATGTAACTTCTACCTCAAATATCTTCTTAATCCAAGAAGCACCGAACGAAACTTACGAATTGCTGTTTGGTGATGGTCTTTTTGGCACAAAATTAGAAGTCGGAGATACCGTTTCTATAAGTTACATCGTAACTGATGGAAAAGACGGAAATGAAGGTAAAAATTTCGCATTTTCTGGAGATGTTCAGAATGATGCCAACAATTCTATCGGATCTACGAATGTAGTTCAAATTACTACCGTTCAGACCGCCCGTAATGGGTCTGATATCGAGTCAATTGACTCTATTCGATACTTTGCACCTAGACAGTACTCCGCACAGAACAGAGCGGTCACACCTAGGGACTACGAAGCAATTGTACAAGAGATCTATCCCAATACAGAGTCAATTTCTGTGGTTGGTGGCGAAGAACTCGACCCACCCGAATTCGGAACTGTTGTTTTGAGCATCAAACCTCAAAATGGCACATTTTTGTCCGACTTTACTAAACAGAATATTCTTAACAAACTCAAAAGTTATACTATTGCAGGAATTAACCAAAGAATCGAAGATCTGAAGATTCTGTACATTGAACTTGACACTAGTGTCTATTATAACAATGCAATTTTTGATGATGCAAATGAACTGAAGGCAGGAGTAACTCAATCTTTGACCGAGTATGGTGGTTCTGTTAATTTGAACAAATTTGGTGGTAGATTCAAGTATTCTGAATCTCAAAATATCATTGACAACACAAATAAGGCAATTACATCAAATATTACTAAAGTCACGATGCGTCGTGACCTAAAAGCATTGGTTGATCAAGTTGCTCAGTACGAATTATGCTTTGGTAACCAATTCCACATTTTAGAAGGCGGCGGAACTGTCAAATCAACTGCTTTCACCATTGCTGGAGAAGATGAATTAGTCTACTTGACAGATATTCCTAGGAATGATGGGAGATACGGGGATATTGCTATTTTCAAACCCGCAAAACTCGAAGGAGAGGATGAAGAAGTTGTTGTTAAGTCTGCTGGCACTGTAGATTACCTAAAAGGTGAGATTTTGATCAATGCTGTCAAGATTACATCAACTGGAAAGGGTAATGGGGTGATTGAAGTTCAAGCGTATCCTGAGTCTAATGATGTAATCGGTCTTAAGGACATTTACTTAAGTCTCGACCTCTCAAACTCCGAGATAAATATCGTGAGAGACACTATATCTTCTGGTCAGCAAATTTCTGGCATTGGATATCAAGTTACATCTAGCTACTCCAACGGATCGCTAATTAGACAGTAGGATGATCGAGACAAACTCCCCCTTAAGTCCACGGGTCAAGACTTATCAGGTCATTTCTGAGGTCGTACCCGAATTTGCCGTTTCTGAGAACCCTAAGTTTGTTGAGTTCTTAAAACAGTACTATATTTCGCAAGATTATCAAGGCGGTCCTGCTGATATCGCTGAAAATATTGATGCGTACATTAAAGTTGATAATCTGACCGTAGATGTCATTAGGGGAGCAACAAATCTCACCGCAGATATTTCTGCGACTGATGATACGATTAATGTAACTAGTACAGACGGATATCCAGAAAAACACGGTCTTATTAAGATTGATAGTGAGATTATC